TCTACAATTTTCGAAGCAGCTGTAAAATCAAAACTTCGTTCAGAAGTTGAGAGAATTGAATCTGCAAAGACTCAAGAAGTTGCTGAAGAAGTAAACAAAGTCCAAAGTGAGTTGACTGAAAAAGTTGACGCATACATGGGTTATGTTGTTGAAGAGTGGATGAAAGAAAACGAAATTGCGATTGAACGTGGTCTCAAAGGCGAGATTGCAGAAGATTTCATTTCTGGACTTAAATCACTTTTCGAGGAGCATTACATTGATGTTCCAGATGAAAAGTATGACATCTTAGGACAACAAGCTGAGAAGCTTGACGACCTAGAAGCCAAACTCAATGAACAAATTGAAAAGTCTGCTGAACTAAAGAAGGCAAACAATCAACTAGTTCGTGAGTCTGTTTTTGCAGAGGTTTCTTCAGATTTGGCTGACACCGAAGCTGAAAAATTTAAATCTCTTGCAGAAGATGTTGATTTTACTGATGAAGATTCATTCAGAAGTAAACTCGATACGCTCAAGGAAAGTTATTTCCCGAAAGCAACAACTGTCGCTGAATCTGTAGATTCCGAATCTGAAAGTTCAGAATCTTACGATACAACTGGTGCTATGAGTGCTTATATGAGTGCAATTAGTAAAAATGTAAAGCGAGGTAAGGTTTAAGCTGCGGAAGATTTTATCTTTCAAAAATTAAATTCTTATAAATATTATTAGAAAAAACTCAAACAAGGAGAAATAAAAAATGTTTCAAACTGAACATTTACAGGAAAAGTGGCAACCAGTCCTAGAACACAATGATCTTCCAGAGATTAATGATTCTTATCGTAAGGCTGTAACTACTGTTATCCTAGAAAACCAAGAAAAAGCACTTCGTGAGGACTCTGCGTTCTTATCAGAAGCTGCACCTACTAACTCAACTGGCGCTGCTGTTGATAATTGGGATCCAATCTTAATTTCACTAGTCAGACGTGCTATGCCTAACTTGATTGCATACGATGTTGCTGGCGTTCAGCCAATGACTGGCCCTACAGGGTTAATCTTCGCAATGCGTTCACGTTATACTAACCAAACAGGTACAGAGACTTTCTACAACGAAGCAGACTCTGACTTCTCTGGTGCTGGTACACAAGCAGGTACTAACCCAGCGATTCTTAATGACTCGCCGGCAGGTACTTATACTGGTGGTACTGGTATGGCAACTGCTGACGCAGAAGCTAAAGGTGATGCATCTAACAACCATTTCGCTGAAATGGCATTCTCAATTGAGAAGCAAACTGTTACTGCAAAATCAAGAGCTCTTAAAGCAGAATACACAATGGAATTGGCGCAAGACCTTAAAGCAATCCACGGTTTGGATGCTGAAACAGAACTTGCAAACATTCTATCTGCTGAAATCCTAAACGAAATCAACCGTGAAGTTATCCGTTCAATCTATGTAACTGCTAAGCCAGGTGCTCAGACTGATACTGCAACTGCTGGTATCTTCGACATGGACGTTGACTCAAACGGTCGTTGGAGTGTTGAGAAGTTCAAAGGACTTATGTTCCAACTTGAAAGAGATGCGAATGTAATTGCTCAACAAACTCGTAGAGGAAAAGGTAACGTAATCATCTGTTCATCTGATGTTGCATCTGCACTTCAAATGGCTGGTGTACTTGATTACACTCCTGCTCTTAACAATAACCTAAACGTAGACGATGCTGGTAATACTTTTGCTGGTGTTCTTAACGGACGTTTCAAAGTGTACATTGACCCATATTCAGCAAATGCTGATGCGAAACAATACTACACTGTAGGTTATAAGGGTACTTCACCTTACGACAGTGGTATTTTCTACTGCCCATACGTTCCATTACAAATGGTTCGTGCGGTTGGTGAAAACACTTTCCAACCTAAAATTGGTTTCAAGACTAGATATGGTCTTACTGCAAACCCATTTGCTGGTGGAGCAACTGCTCGTGGTGGTTCACTTACTGCTAACGACAACGTATACTACAGAAGAGTACAAGTTACTAACATCATGTAGTAATAAGAATTCGGTTAACGAATCTGAAAAGGGGGAACTTCGGTTTCCCCTTTTTTTTTGGTCGCTATAAATAGTATTATGAAAAGGGAAATGATATGGCGATAACTACTGCAATTGACAGACAACCAGAAAACTTTGATTTGGCACGTCCAACTCAGTTCAAGTTTGATATTCTAAAAATACCAAACACAGTGTATTTTGCACAGGAGATTAATCTGCCTGGCATCGCATTTTCTGGTGATGCAATTATGAACAGTAGATATAAGTCCATGCCATTTATGGGTGACACCTTAGAATTTAGTCCGTTGGAACTAGGTTTCTTAGTACAGGAAGACCTCAGCAATTACAGAGAAATCCATGATTGGATGACAGGTATTGGTTTCCCTCAAAGTCCAACAGAATTTGCAAACGCAATTAGAAATACAGATACAAAAGATATTGGTAACGCAGGCAAGGGTAATGTTACTAACCCCTCAGTGTTGACCAGTGACGCAACATTAACGATACTGACAAACAAGAACAACCCCAGTATACAAGTGAAGTTTAGGAACATATATCCGACTTCACTTTCTGGACTATCCTTTGATACCAAAGATGAGGCATCAACAGGGTTAACCGCTAGTGTGACGTTTAACTACGACTTATACACAATAGCGAAATTATAAATAAGAATGAGTAGAACGGTGAACTTTAACACCATAAACTTTAGTCTCTATAAGAGATAATATAGAACAGAAAGTTTCAACCAACTCTACTCACCTTTATTATTAACAGGTGAAATATTATGACATTAGACGAACTACAGCAATCTGCTGAAAAAGACTTGAAGATGGATGACTTGGAACTTGGAGATGAATCTCTGAAGTCTGCAACTCTTCATCAAAAGTACCTAACTATCTACAACACATTTAGACAACTTCTTCTTATGAATGAAGGAACTTATCGTGTACTCTATCGAAAGAAATGGGAGTACTATGGTGGGAAAGCAGACCCTATTGTGTATCGTGATAATCCATTCGACCATAAAATACTCAAAGTTGACATCCCTATTTACTTGGAGTCAGATGAGGAACTTATCAAAGCAAAACAAAAAGTAGAGTACTACAAAATGTGTGTAGACTCTTGTGAGAGGATACTAAAGCAAATTCAACAACGTGGATGGGACATCAAAAACGCTATTGAATGGCGTAAGTTTGTTGACGGTGCTATCTAGTGACTCAAGTTACCAAGAAGAATGAGGTATTCCTCAGAGTGGATACTGAAGCTTCAACTGCTCGTTCCCTCTCAGAACATTTTACTTTTGAAGTGCCAGGCGCTAAGTTTATGCCTGCGTATCGTAATCGTATTTGGGATGGAAAGATTAGATTATTTTCGCCAGCAAACGGAGAGTTATACCTTGGACTACTTTCCTATTTGGAAAAGTGGTTAGAGGATTGGGATGAACCATATGAAATAAGTGAGGAATTAAAAGATGAAAAACAAATCGACAGACCAATATTGGATGGATTCATTAGGGGACTTAACCTTAAATCTAGAGGAAAGTCAATCAAACCTCGTGATTACCAAGTTAATGCCGTGGATTTCGCAATCAGAAAACATCGTGCTTTACTTCTTAGTCCTACTGCATCTGGCAAATCATTAATCATCTATATTCTTGTAAGGTATTATGAAATACTTTTAAGAGAAAATCAAAACGATAAGATACTTATTCTTGTTCCAACAACATCTCTAGTCGAACAGATGTATTCTGATTTTATTGACTACGGTTGGTTGGAAGGATACATGCAAAAGATTTACAGTGGACATGATAAGAATGTCTCAAAGAAGGTTGTTATATCTACATGGCAATCTATTTACAAATTTCCTAAAAGTTACTTTGAACAGTTCGGATGTGTTATTGGTGACGAAGCACACTTATTTAAAGCAAAGTCCTTGACTTCTGTTCTAACCAAACTACATCTATGTAAGTACAGGTTTGGATTGACAGGTACACTTGATGGAATGCAAACACATAGATTAGTCTTAGAGGGGCTGTTTGGTTCACTAAATAGAGTAGTATCCACAAAAGAACTTATAGACAAAAAAACACTTGCCTCTTTCAACATTAAATCATTAGTGTTGACATATCCAGAGGAAGAGTGTAAAGTTGTTAAGGGTATGAACTATCAAGATGAGATGGATTACATCGTAACTCATCAAAAGAGGAATGAATTCATTAGGGATTTGACTCTTAATCTAAACAGCAATACATTAGTATTGTTTCAATTCGTAGAAAAACACGGTAGTGTTCTATACGACATGATTAACCAATCTGCTAAAGACAGAAGAGTATTCTATGTTTTCGGTGGAACAGACACACAGACTCGTGAAGAAATTAGGGAAATTACAGAGAAAGAAAAGAATGCAATCATCGTTGCTTCGTATGGTACTTTTTCTACTGGTATCAATATTCGTAATCTTCACAACATCGTGTTCGCAAGTCCAAGTAAGTCCAGAGTTCGTGCCTTGCAGTCGATTGGCCGTGGATTGCGTAGGAGTGAAACTAAAGATACCGCTCAACTTTTCGACATCGCCGATGACTTCTCGTACAAATCAAAACGAAATTTCACCCTTGGACACTTCATGGAACGAATAAATATCTATAATGAAGAACAGTTCGATTACACTATCAATAGGATAAAAATAAAATGACAGAATATAAAATTCTAAAACTACAAAGTGGTGAAGAAATTATTTGTGATGTTATTTCTAAGGAACATCCTAGAACCTTTGAAATCAAAGCACCCCTAAAGGTAAACGTGCTACCAAAGGTTACAAAATACGGAATTGAAGAATCTATCAGTCTACAACGATGGATACACTTCTCTCACGAAAATATCTATAATATTGATAAAAATAAGGTGATGGTTATTACACAAGCTTCTTCGGGCCTATCAAAGTTTTACGAACATTGTATTACTATGATGGACAAAGAAGGTGATTTGACAGCAAGGGAAAGAGAACCCACTAATTATGAACTCGATGAGATTGAATCAGAAGAGTGGGATGAGGATTACGGAGAACCTGTAACAAGGACTCTACATTAAATCTATTCATTCTCAAACCCTACATAGCTAATATACCAAGTTGTCAAGAGATTAGCAAGAGATTTTTTAAAATATTTTTAAATAAATTAAGCTCTTGACTTATCTGTGTAAATCTGTATAATGATTAATAGTTGCATAAAATAAACAAGCAACGACAATGTGGAGTTAATATGGCTAAAAAGAAATCTGGTGCTCATTATGTTAATAACAAAGAGTTCCTAGAGGCGATGAAAGAATGGAAAGAGCGATGCAAAGAAGCAGAAGCACTTGGTGACCCACAACCACCAGTAACCAATTATATTGGAGAATGCTTTCTTAAAATTGCAAATCACCTATCTTATCGTCCAAATTTTATAAATTATACTTATAGAGATGAAATGATATCTGATGGTATTGAGAATTGTCTACAATATTGTAGTAACTTCAATCCAGAGAAATCAAACAATCCTTTTGCTTATTTTACGCAAATTATCTATTATGCGTTTATTCGTAGGATTCAGAAAGAAAAGAAACAGCAACATGTAAAACACAAGATTATTGAAAACATGAATGTTGACATTCTTATGGATGGTGACAGTGAACAAGGTGTGTATGTAGACTATCTACAGAAGAACTTCTTACCACCAGAAGATGTTTACAAACCTAAAAAGAAAAAGAAAACCGAACCCAAAGGACTTGAAAAATTTTATGATGAAACAGGTGACGAGATAATAGATGAAAATAGCGCTGATAACTGATACCCACTTCGGCGCCCGA